CTTGGATATACTAGATTAGGGAATAAGCATGTGCGCCACTGTGATCCACAATTTAATCCAGATGGGTATGAAGAATTAAACGAGGAAGATTATATACCAGCTATGCAATCATTAATAGATGGTAAGGGCTACTGTGTAAAGGTGTTTGGTGTATTTATTAATATGGTGGCACCAAGCTCAGTAGATAAGGTTATAATGTGCACACGCGATATGGAACAGGCGGTATTAAGCACGCAGGAGATGTTTAGGGGTACAGCCAAGTTGGAGTGGTACGGTAAGAAATACACATTCACGGGAACACGTAAAGAGGCAGAGTCCACTATAATAAACAACATGTTTGGGGCAGAGAAGTGGTTAAAGTTCCACAAAAAGGGATACCATGTATCAAAGTTAGAGTATTTAAAAGCAAACCCAGGACAAGCCATCGAAGAACTTGTTAAATATTTGGGTGAGGGGAACAATATACAAAGTGCCATCGCACTAGTTAGGGGGCAGAAATGCCAGGATATAGCAATAAATGGTTAATAATTGGTAGTCTTTTAGTGGGGACATTGTTTTTTGTCAGACCGATGATATCTGATATTAGTGCAGAAAACGCATTAAAACAGACAGTAACAACGGTTTCTACGCCAGAAATAATGGTTGTTGATTCTGTTGGAGTGCTAGTAATAGTATTATCGCTTGATGGTAATGTATTAGAACCACAACTTGGAACAGCTTTATGGGATAATGGGGATTCGTATGTGCTTACTACCATTGGTAGTGTGGTTGTGTATCCGAAGAGTAAAGTAGTTAGCATGACTGTTATATGTGTAAGTCATTTAGAAAAATATAAGATGGATAAAAAAAAGAAACACAATATAATCGTTGCATTAAATAAGGCGAGAAAATATAAATAAACACATAATAAAAGGTGAAAATATGAGACAATATTTAAAAATCTGTGATAAATGTAAAAAGGATTGTAGGGCGTTGGTTAGTACATCTTGTCCTCTTGTTGCACCAGAATACTATTGTGAAAGGTGTCACAAGAGTTATCCCATGGAACAAGAAGATGTCGGTTATCATTTAGATAATTTTAAAAGAAGGATTAGATAATGCCAGAAGACAAAACAATATTAGACGACGAGAAAATCCGAGTAAATGACTGTCCATATATACACGACGTTGTTGTTGAACCAAAGCTAGAGATTAGGCAATTCGGTGAAGGTGTATATGCTATGATGTGTATGCGTTGTGGGTCTGTGGGGCCAATGTCATACTCTATTGAAGAAGCAATAAAAAGATGGAATAATAGAACATTTGTTGTCATAGACAAAGAAAATTACGAAAGGTTATTAAATGAATCAGAAACAGAAGGAAAAGGCAAAGAAAAAGTTGGAGAAAGCGGAGAAGAAAGTTCAGAGAATACTGAAAAAGAACACAAAGACTCCCAGAAGCATAAAGAAACTGAATAAGGGGCTAGAGGATATATATGGGTTGTAAAAGAAAGGGTGATCTTACCCAAAGAGAAGAGAGATTTTGTTGGCTATATGTGATGGGTGATGAGAGTGGTAAGAGCATTAAACCAATTGATATTATTAAACAATCTGGATATAAAGCCAAATCTACGCAGAATTGCTACCATGAGTATAAAAGGATATTAGAGCGATCTATTATACAAAGACGTATAGATGAGTTGGTTAAACAGAGAGATAAAGAGTTTCTTGTTGATAGAAAGTTTGTTATTGAGGAGCTTAGAAAAATAGCTGAAGCAGAGAAAGATTCTGCACAGAAGGTAAAGGCTCTTGAGTTACTTGGTAAGCATCTTGGCTTGTTTGAGGAAAGAATCTCTATCAGTAAGGATAGGCACGCCCAGATTGCTGATGATGTATGGAAGAAACGTGAGAAACAGATAAGGGCTAACGAACAAGAAAGAATAGAAGCTATAAAGCTTGGTATAATCGCAGAACAAGAAGAGATGAAAAATGAAGCAGAAATTCAAGATTAACTACGAAGTACTTCAACCGATGGATTTAGTATTAACAAGTACATCAGGTATTAAAAGTGTGTTTGTTAGAGGGGTTACAACTGGTGGTAAAAACATGTTTAACAAAAAACTTGCCACACACTGTGGGTTGGTTATTAATATACATGACCAGTTGTTGATGGTTGAGATGATTGGTAGAGGAATTAACATTGTATCACTAAATGATTATACTAATAGAAAGAAATATATAGTTGCCGTTAGGAGGCATTATATATATATTGATAAATATATCAGAGAGATTGCGCAGAAAAGAATTGCGCTGGATTTAAGGTATTCATTAGACTATGATTTTAAGGGAATTTATAGTTTTGTGAATAGTCGTGTTGAGGATGATGTAAAACGATATTATTGTTCAGAGTATTGTTACATGCAAACTGCTGCCGATGGTATAAAATATCCTGATTCATTTGCCGATAAAGTTAGCCCGTATGATTTACAAGTTGTTAGTAACGGGTTTAGAGATATAGATTTTAAAATTGGATAGGAGATAGTCATGGAAACTACAAGGCGAGAGCTGGTTTCACAGACTGCTGCCGAAATTTGGGAATATTTATACGATTCTTATTGTGTAGATGTTGATATCCCAGATTTACAGGCTATCATAGACAGCAATATTGGTTGGACAATAGATGTTGGATGTGAGATGGAAGCAGAATATGATGAAGCAAATGGCTAAAAAAGATGATGTTGTACTCAAAAAAGAGCTAATTGAATTTATTATCTCTAAACATTATAATGATTGTAGTGATTTTGAGTGGAATGGTTATGAAGTTGCTTTTAAAAGTAGCGGTAAAAAACCAGATATTGATGTTATGCGTGTTATAGATGCAAATGAATCATTATATCACGATACACTATTAATGCAGGGAGCTATTAACTTTGCTACCGATGTTATAAACAACGCTATTAATGGAGGAAAATATGCCCAAGAAATATAGAAAAGGCAAGAATAGAGATTTTGCACCGTTAGATATTATGGTTGGATACTCTAAAAACTATGCCGATAATTGGGATAGAGTATTCGGTAAGAAAGAAAGAAAAAAGAAGGAAGATGGCAAAAGTTCATCGTAGTATAGAAGAGAGGTTGCCATATAATAGGATGATGTATTATCAAACACATCCTGTTGAATTTGTTGAGGATTGGATTTTTCATGTAGACGCGGCTAGTAATGGTGGGGAATTTTCAATAAGTCCTCATCAGATTGAATTGCTTAACGCTGTTGCCAACCATAAACGTGTTGCGGTTAAGTCAGGTCATGGATGTGGCAAAACTTCAAGCCTAGCATGGTTGGCTATATGGTGGCTCAGTTGCTTTTCTAGGGCGCGTGTAATAGCTACCGCACCAAGTTTGCCACAGCTAAAGAGTGTGTTATGGCCTGAACTAGCTATATGGCTTAACAGGTCTTTGTTAAAAGACTATTTTGATTTAACTGCTACCAGATTATATTTAATTGAAAACCGTGAGGAATCTTTTGCAGAACTAAGAACAGCGTCTAAAGAAGAGAGTTTACAGGGTATTCATGCTGGTAATCTATTATTAATTATGGATGAGGCATCTGGTATTGATGACAGTATCCATATCATGCTAAAGGGTGCTCTTACTCGTGCAAATAATAAAATTGTACAGGTAGGAAACCCAGTTAGAACATCTGGATACTTCTTTGATGCATTTCACAAATTTCCAGGTAGATGGGATTTACATACATTTAATTCAGAAGACTCACCGATTGTAGAAAAAGAATATGTAGATGATATGTTAGAAATGTGGGGAAGAATGCATACTATATTTCGTGTACGTGTATTAGGTGAGTTTCCACTTGGAGACCCAGATTCGTTTATAGCTCTTGAAGATGTTGAGCAAGCTGTTATACGTGGGTATTCAAGAGATGGCACCATGTATGATGGCATTCCAGAAATTGGTGTAGATGTTGCTCGTAAGGGAGATGATCTTACTGTAATATGCGTGCGAGTTGGTTATCATGTATTACCATTAGTTACCAGAGAAAAAACAACCATACCAGAAGTGGCAGCAATGGTTATAATGGAAGTTCAAAAGATACGTGAGTTAACTGGATACCAGGATATTATCAAGATTAAGATAGATGATACAGGTGTTGGTGGTGGTGTATCAGACATACTAGACCTTAATCGTAATGATAATATAGAGGTGATACCGGTGAACTTTGGTGGTGCCGGTAATAAACAATATGAGAACGAAGCATCGTGGATGTGGGGCAATTTTAAATCACAGCTTCCACATGTTACACTTCCAGATGACAGGCATTTAACAGAAGAACTTGCCGCTAGACGATGGGAGATGTCTATGCGAGAGCGCACCATGATAGAGCCAAAGAGAAAGTTTAAAAAGGATTATAAAAGATCACCAGATAGAGCGGATGCTGTTATATTAGCATTTGCGTCAAAACAAAACGAGAGAAGGGTTCTCAAACATTTCGATCCTGTTGGTGAAGAGATTGTAGATTCAGAAAAAGAATATGGTGGTTTGATGTATTGCTCAATATATTACTCAAAGGATATGCTTGTATCAGCAATATGGGCTAGATGGGATGGGAGAAACCTTACAATTACCAATGAATTTGTTGGAAGTGATAGTGAAATAGTTCCGTACATAACCAATTATGGGCCATACAAGAAAGTTATTGGCAATGATAAAATGTTTTCCAAGACAGGTGATGACTTATATTGGCAATATAATAAGTATGGAATATATGTAACAGAGAATTATGGTTATGATGAGTTTGGTGCAATGCAATGTATGGGTAAAATGACACAAAATAAGACGTTAAGGATACTAAATAATTGCGTAGATACAATATCTCAGATGAGAAATTGGTCTATTGTTGACAAAAATCAGCGAGAATTGAGTAGGGAGAACGGACTTTGTTATGCTATATTACATCTTTTGTCTGATTTAAAGCCACTTACAGCACCCAGACCGCAACCATTACCGGTACAATATGCGTTTGATGATAACATTGGAAGACGTAAAAGTATTAACTCTGGTTTTATGGGTATATAGGGGTTGACTTCTACGCTTTTTTTGTGTATATTATATAGTAGGGGTACCACCAATATGGCAGATATAAACAATATATATACAGAGATTAGATGTGCTGCCTATAGACCTCACTTCATTTTTAATAGATGTGGCGGACTTATTGGTGGTGTAGTCACCTCACAACCTTCCACAACTATCCATGTTTGTCCAATATGTGGGCAATTTTGGGTGGTTACAGTTAATTTAGGCAATGAGATTATAATGCAGCCGATCAAAAGAGGTAAGAAAATTCGCTTTTTAAAGCGATGGAGGACAATAGTCAATGGCGGTTAAGCTTGTAGATACTCCAAAAGAAATTCCAAGAACAAATACAAAGTATCATCCAGATTCTTTTGAAATAATAGAAACACAGCAACGAATAAGATTTATCGAAGATGAATACAACAAAGCATACACACATGACAATAGCAACAGAGAACGTTCAGAGAGTGCTTGGAGTATGTATTCAGGTTTTGAACACGGTCAGTGGCCTAGTGATATTGTTAAACAACTAAAGGCTGAGAATAGGCATATAGGACAATATAATTTTATTCGTGGTAAGATTGATGCACTTGCTGGTTCTATAGTTAAAAACTGGTTTGATATAGATTTTGTTCCTACCGATGGTCAATACTCAGACCTTACGCGTACTTTAAAGGAGTTATTCTATTCAGATAAAGAGATGATGGATTGGAATGACGAGTATCTTCAGGCTGTGTGGGATGGTTTAATTTATCGTGGCGTTGAGCAGATGGTTATTAACACCAGATACAACGATATAGGTAATATTGGTTTTGAAAGAGTATTACCTGGCCATGTTATATTAGACCCACACTGGATAACAAACAGTTGTTGGCATCTTAGAAAATTGTGGAAAATTGCGTACCTTACACCGAAAGAGGTAATGCAGACTTATAAACACAAGTCAGACAGAATCAGAGAACGTGTTGAGCTTATGGCTTTGCGTGGTCAGGAATATAGAGTAGATTCTGGTTCAGATACTATACCAAGATTTAATCTTGAGAATATTTATGGAACACAATATAGGGTGATTGAATTTCACCATATGGAAAAAGAAGATAAAGAATTTGAATTTGCTATTGGTATTGATGATAGTCCAGATATCAGGATACCAGTGGGTACAGTTAATTACAAACGTGAATGGTTATCTAGAAATCAAATTGATACTTCTAATGGTATCATAAAAAAGAAAACAACGATTGATACATATTATGTTTCTACAATATGTCCCGATCTTGATAGTGAGCAAATGCTCGAAGATAGGAAGTCAGAAATACAGATAGGGAGACTTCCTTTTGTTGTTTGGTCTGCCGCTAGGATTAACGGTAAAGACTCTGGTGTGGTAGAACTTCTTGAAGATATACAGTTGTCTATAAACAAACGCGAATCTTTATGGGAACATATTATTAGTACAGCCGCAACTGGTGCCATGATGGTTGATCCAGAACTTGTTGATAATGATATGAACAAGGTAAATGATCTTGTCACAAATATTAATAAACCTAATTATATCGGAACATCTGCACCTGGAAGAATAGCAAGTGGTAGACAATATTTTCTTAAAGTTCCAAGAGAGGCATATCACGGTGAAATAGATACAGAGTTACGTAGAATGTCTGACTATATGGATAAAATTTCAAAGCAGACAGCCACGCTTGATGGTCAAAATGAAAGTTCACATGAGACTGGTATATTATTTGCAAGAAAACAATTACAGTCAGAGATAGCCCAGACTGTTTTATTAAAGGGTCTTGAAAAATATTGGAATGAAAAAGGTGAAATGTATTTATTGTATGCACCTGAATTGTATGGTGGAACATATCGTGAATTTACAACTAGTTCCTATAATGGCGCTAGTCAGCGTGGAAAGGTAGCTGTTAATGAAACATTGGAGACTCCTGGTGGTACTCGTACATTTAACAACTTAAAAATGATACCTAGGCATAAGGTTGTTGTAACACAATCACCACAAGGTGTTACAATAAGGGCTACCGAAAGAGCTATATCGGCAGAGTTATTGAGGAGTATTGGCCCAGAGAACCTAGTTTCTAGGGCACAACTTACAAAGAATATAATGGGTACTCTTGATAACAAAGATGAGGATAGGGAGAAATTGATGGCTGCTGCTGATTTAGAGTACCAATTTGCGGTTGAATCTTTAAAGACCCAGATTATGGGTATGAAAGTACAGCAAATGCAGATGGCTATGCAAATACAACAGCCACAACAGATGATGGGTGGTCAACCAGGTGAGCAAGGTGGTCAACCACAGCAAGCACCAGAACAGGGTGCTTCCCCTGGTCAAGAAATTCCATTACAATAAAGAGTAATAAAATACTCGGAAAGAGGAAGAAATGAATAATATAGTTTATATGTCTAAGGAGGAATTAGACAAAAAGATACATTCGTCCGATAGAAATGAGGCATTGGAGTATTCTAATAAGATTTTAAAGGGTGAAGTAGCGGTTGGAACAAAAGAACAATTAGAGCAACAGTCCATTCCTATAACTGTTGCCACTGATAATCAGGGTGCTATTATAGACCCCAAAGGAGATGGTCAAGTTGGTAACGGATCGGCAATTGTGGTGGATAATGGGAGTAGACGAGGAGACGAAGGAGCAACGCAGGAAGGAACCCCTAAACCAAAACCGCAAGAAGAACTTACAGAAGCAGAGAAAGCAATTAAAGCAAAGCTCGAAGAGAGTGAACAAATTGCTGAAGCATTGCGAAGAAAGAGACAAGAGGATAAAGAATTATACTTTCAAAAGCAGCAAGAAGTAGATAATAAATTAAGTGAATATGAGAAGTCTGTTGCTGAGTATAAGAGTACTGTTGAAAAATTAACGAAAGAATTGGAAGAGAAAACAAAGGTTGTTGAGAAACCAAAGCCAACTATTGAAGAGGATGAGGATATAATAGATGCTGCTCCTGCGTATAGCAAGAACAACAGAATATTAATTGAATCATTAAAACAAGAAATTGAAAAACTTTCAAATGTAGTTGGTGCCAACAACAGTGATAAAATAAAAATATTATCAGATAAGCTTGAGGCTTACGAAATAGCGCAAGAACAAGAAAAGGCTAACAATGCCATTAAACAGCAAGAAGAAGAGCGTAAGAGAACTAAACAGAAATTGTTTGATAGTATAAGAAGTTTTCAAAACAAAACAGGGAACGAGTGTTTCCAGACTAAGACTGATCCAGAAGAACTCGCAGAACAGTATAGAATGTTTAGGTCAGAGGTTGCAGAGATGGTTGGCAGTAAACAGCCACAAGATATTAATAGGGCGATTGACTCGTTAATACGCGGAAGTTCAAATGAAGATAAAGAATTCCGTCAGAGGGCTGTAAAGGAAGGTGTAAAAATTCCAGAAGAACTGGACAAGTTTTTAATGATATCTGAGGTTAACGACATTAAGAATGGAATTAAGTATAATAGGATTACTGGTAATTTCGATCATATCAAAGATGAGTTTGGTAGACCTGTGATTAAAGAATCACTTGATGAAGCCTATAAGGTTAGTAACTATTATAAGAAGATTAATGATATTCGTCGTGAAGCCGCAATGAATTATCAGAAGAAAATGGATGTCCGTGAAGATAGTGCTGTTGTTTTAGATAATAAACAGACAACAACTGAGGGTGAGCATTCAGCTATGTCTAAAGAACAACTTAAAGAATTGCTCAATAAACCCTATGGTTTATATAAAAATAATCCCAAACTGAAAGAACAGGTTGAGGCAGCCTATAGGGCTGTTGGTGTGCAACCACCAGTTGTGGGTAGAAGTTAATTAGAAACAAATTGAGAGGTATATTATGTCTACAGTTACTGCATTAGCCGCTCCAAATGCCTTTAGTGGTATGAATAGTGGAGACGGTGGAACGGTTGATACCGGTCTAAAGCTAGATGCTATTAATACTAAGCTTGAGATCGAGTCAACTTTGGATGATATTTTTGAGGAACTCGGTGCAGATGTAGTGTCTTCTGGAAGAAGTGTTAGTATTCCTAACGCTATTTTCTTTAGGCTCGGCGCATCACCTACTGGTGCGCGTAGTGTTACAGTCCCTATCTTAATGGCTCTCGCAGGGTCAGTTGGTAGTGGTGCTGGAACTCCTGTCGGTAGTGAGCTTGGACAGAACTTGAAGTATGCTAAGTTCTATTACGATGAATACTATCAGGCAGTTGCATCTGAAAACTGGGGTATGAAAGCTAACGATATGGCAATGTACGGTGTGTTTTCACACATACAGCCACAGCTTTCTAAATATTTTAAAGAGCTTCGCGGTAAGAGAATTCGCCAGGCTTCACTTCGTACTTTGTGTGAGATTGCTGATAACCAGGCAACTGCTCATTGGAATAAGAACTTTTTTATTGCCAATACAGCTCTTGGCTCACAGCCAGTCTATGACAATGACGAGGCAACATATAGGGCACTTATCATAGCCGCCCTTGATTCTGCTGGTGGAACTAGTGGTGATGGTGCGAATGCTAATATTGATCTTGATTACTTGCTGTCTTTGGAGTATTATGCTGCAAATACAAAGAGGATCAAGCCTATTATGGTTGGTGGACAGGAAACGTATGTTGTATTGATTCCTTCGACACAGGTACAGATTCTTAAGCGTAACGATGCTGGTCAGCTTGGTGCTATTTACACCTCGATGAACCGCAAAACTAACGACGAAATGTCGTATACTGGCTATATTACTAGGGTTGGAAAACTGCTTCTGATTGAAGATCAGCGTTATCCTACCATGTTGTCAGCTAGTACGGCTCTTACTCCTGTATATTGTAATCCTGGTAACTCGGATACTCGTGGAACAGCCGTTTATAATGGCTCTTCTAACAAGAATTGGGATATTGGGTTTCTGTACGGTGCAGGTGCAGTGTGTGAATGGGTGGTAAAACCGCTTCATTTCGAGATTGAGAAACAGAACTATGGTCGTGATCAGGGTACTGGTGCCTTCGCTGAAGGTGGAATAGCTACCGTTGAGTATGATACCGATACTGGTTGGGCTGGAACTGGCGGCTCTGATTACCGCGAGAATTTTGGTTCAATCGTATTGTGTTTTACTACTCCTACGATTACGTCGTAATAACAATAGGGAGGGGGAATAACCCTCTCCCATTTTTATAAATCCTATAATATAGGGAGAAAGATAATGAGTATTCAGCAGAGACATTTTAGAAACGAGAATGAACAGCGCAAACTTGCGGATGATATTGAGGATGCCGCATCTATAGGTGTTGACCATATTGAATTGTGCCATATTGTGAATGAATTGTACACTGTTACAACTATAGGTGTTGAACAGTTAAAGATTGAACACAGGAAAGCAGGGCCAGGATTATCACAATTACAGTTGGTAAAACGATGGATTAAAGATGGCGAGCTAGTGTTTTATCCTGATCGTAGAGGTCGTAGATGGGGTTATCTGGCAGATACAGAGTATAACAGAAAGTTTTTGGCACTATCGCTGTGTGAGCGAGAAAAATGGTTTGTTATAGTAGATAAGGATATCAGAAATGAAATCTTTAAACTAGCCGAAAAACTTGGGATAGATACCACTCCACATCGCGCTGACCCTTTACAGCATATGCTTGAAAAGAAGAATCCAGAGCTTGCAAAACATAATGAGTTAGAGCGTGAATTAGAGGAATTAAAAAAGCAGCTTGAGGAAGAAAAGAAAAAAAATATAAAGCCGTTATCTGGAGTGTCTATTAATAAGTCAAATTTAAAAAAGAAGGTAACACAGATCAACACAAGTAATGTTGGTTTTGGAGATAGGTAATTATGCAAACTAATTCTCTTATTGCACTGATAAAGCGAGAAGCGCCTGATTGGACTAGGGCTGAAATACTCGATTTAGTTGCTGATGTGCAATTAATAATGCTTAGTAAACCATTACAGCGTAACCGAATGATTGATACAGATACAGGGTTAGACCCAGTATTAACTACCACATCTGGTACATATTCGTATTATATTAATACAAGTAATGGATTTGATTATGATGCATTGTTTATAGAATCTGTATATTCTACAGCTTCACCAGAAACATCATATAATTATGATGAGAGTATTGAAATAGATGGAACTGATGTATATACATTTCCAGGTAATAGAGACAATGCAGCACAAGTTATATTTAAGGATAATCCAAGTGGAGATTATTATATACGATGTTATCGTAAACCAGATACTGTATCTACGCAATATACCAATCTTATGATTCCAGAATGGTGGCATTTTAAAGGTGTTCGCGTTGGAGTCCTTGGTATGATTGAGTTGGTTGAACATGGCACATCTAAGAATTGGGATCAGTTTGAGCAAAAAGTATTACCACAGTTTCATAGTGAAATGAATATGTCGGCAGGAACGCTTGGTTGGAAAGTTGGTTCCAGGGGATATTAATGGCAAAACGTAAGTTTTATCCAAAGTCTAGACAGCAGGATCAAGACCTAATCCAGAGAACTCAAAGTAACTTTTCTGGTGGTATGGTTAAAGATGAAGACGCTAGATCAATTCCTAGCGATGCTGTTACTGATTTGGTAAATATGAGGGGTTATAAAACAGAAGCCAGGGGTAGAACTGGCTCTGTTCTTTACGCATATACATTATTGCCATATTATGATAGTTGGGAAACTGGTATTACATGTTCTCAAAGTGGG